TCAAGATGCAGTTACCGCAGAGGCAACTGCTCGCTCATCCGCCGACACTACTCTTCAAGGTTAGATTGATACCGAAGAAGCTACTAATATCGCTCCTGGCTCTACTCTTACCAGCAATCTTAACACCGAAATCAGCGATCGTCAGACCGCAGTTTCCGATGAGGCTACTGCAAGAGCTGCAGCAGATACTACCCTTCAAGGTAATATTGATTCTGAAGAAGCTGCTCGCGAAGCTGCTGATACTACTCTGACCACCAATCTTAATACTGAGATTTCTGATCGTCAGACTGCAGTATCCGGTGAAGCTAGCGCTCGTGCCGCTGCCGATACCACTCTTCAAGGTAACATTGATACCGAAGAAGCTGCTCGTATCGCTTCCGATAACACCCTTACCACTAACTTAAACCAAGAGATCTCCGATCGTCAGACTGCAGTATCTTCCGAAGCTACCTTGCGTGCAAATGCTGACGCAGCATTGGAAAGCAGCAAAGCTAACCTTTCAGGTGCAAGCTTTACCGGAGATGTTTCTGGAACCAACTTGACCCTTAGCGGAAACCTTACCGTTCAAGGTACCACCACCAGTCTTGAGACTATTAACTCCCAAGTTAAAGACTCCTTGATGCTTCTTAATGACGGAGCAGCTGACTCAACCAACAACGCAAATGATGTTGGGTTGATCATGGAGCGCGGAAGTTCCGAAGACAATGTTGCAATGGTATTCGACGAAGGGCTCGACAAATTCGCGTTCTACAAAACCAGTGCAGCAGCTACTTCGACCGACATCTCCGGTGACGATTCAAGCGCTGAGCTAGTTGACATCAAAGTATCTGATGTATTCATCGGCGATGACAACCTTGGTTCCTTGGCAGAATTTGTATCCGCTCTCGGATAATCTTCCTCCCTACACTACCAGACATTCATGACCTGAACGGGGGCTGGAGGCACTGTCTTCCAGCCCCTTTTCATCTATGCGCCTACTCTTCACACTTTTTGTTCTGTTCTTAATTGCAGTCCTTGCGTGCTTGGCATCCTGCAGCCCTAAGACCTTCGCCCCGACAGCTTTGGGTGCGACCGGAGGAGCAGTAGGATCTCTTGCTGGCCCGGGAGGTGCATTTGCGGGCGCTGGATTAGGAGCGGCTGCCGGACAGATTATAAAAGAGAGTGATACGGTGTCTGTGCAGGCAGAAAAAATAAAAGCATTGAGCGAGGGGGATGTCGCAAAGCTGGTAGAATTAAAACTCAAAGAAGAAAGAGGATGGTTCGAGAAGACGATAGATGGGGTGTACGACATCCTAATGATCGCAGCCCTGGCGATGGGGCTATACGCGGTATTCAATTTCTGGCACGGGCGGAAGCTCGCGCGAAAAATAAACGGCGGACGAAAATTTTATTACGATATATGACCATGACAGACAACGCAGCATTACTAGGATGGACAGGGACGGTAGCGACCGTTTCTCTCGGGCAGTGGAACGAGGCAATCGCTTGCATATGCGGTGTGGTTACTACGATATACATGATTACGAAACTCATCCATTTAATTAGAAATAAGAAAGACTAGATCATGGCATTTAAACCTTGCGAAACGTGTCCCAAAAAAGAAGGAAGAGAAGAGCTGTGCGAAAAGTTCAGAACTTGCTTAGATGATAAACCAAAAGGATCAGCTAAAAAGGGCGAGAAAAAGCCTGTTAAACAAGGCACATACGGCTGATTTTATAAGATTTAAAGCTTTTAGCTGCTATATCAGATTAAATGCCTTTTATAAAAGGCTTTCCAACCGGTTACATTTTTGTAACCCAGTGTATATCTTCGCGGTATGGAAACATCTATCGCGGAGGTTGAATCCCCGCAAACTACAGAGGAACAGTTCAGCATTGAGAATGCGTCAACCGACGATATTCGTAATGCATTAGGAGTAACGCCGGAGACCCACGACCATCAGCCTGAGACCGTAGCCGAGGAGCAAATCCCGGAGAACGAGGGCCAAGAGCCACAGGCCGAAAGCCAAGAGCCGGAGGCAGCAGCCCCCGAGACCGAGGCCGGTGATGGGGACGAGGAGGAGAAGCTCGGAAAGAGAAGAATCCGCCCTCGTAACGAACTGGATCAGCAAGTCATCGATCTTTATAGATCTGAAGGATTTAGCGGATCATTCGCCGACGCATCCCGAATCATTTACGGACAAAATGCAGAGCCTGTATCTCAATCTATTTCGCCCAATCAGGAGCAAGTCGAGGCGACCGAGCCCGACCCAATCAGTGGCATAGATAAAGAAGCTGACGACATTCGTGCATCCATTTTGGAGCTTGAAGGAAAAGTCGAGAAAGCAGCGGAAGACCTGGAGACCACGGAAGCCTTACGGCTTCAGCGTGAGATCATGAAGCAGGAACTTCAGTTGCAAAACTTGACCCTCCGTAAACAGCAGGTGGAGCAAGAAAGAGAGCAGCAAGTTTATCAATCCCATCGCACTCGTGCGATGGAAAGCCGCGACCGAGTCTACGAAAGATTTCCTCAGCTGCAGGATAAGCAATCCGTTTATCGTAAGCAATTTGATGATTTCGTATCGCAGGCTCAGTCCGACCCCGACTACGCCGCAGTCTTTGAATCACCACGATGGCCAGAACTCATAGCAAGTGAATTTGCCGCTTTGAATCCGATGCAGCAGGCTCAGCAGGCTCAGCCCGCTCCCGCTCCTCAGGTTCCTCAGCAAACCGCTCCGCAAATGGGTACACAGGCCAAAGTATTGACGACTGGGACTACGGCACAACCTGTAAATACTCCCGCTACTCGCGAGGGCTTACTTCAGCAGCTTCCCAATATGAATACTAAAGATATTTATTCTCTCTTGGGATCACCTGGTGGAGCACAGCCTTTAAGATAAGCGGGGAAAATAAAACCCTTAATTATCTACTAAAATGGCTATAAAATCATTCCCAGGCAATAGTACTAATACTACCGCCCAAAACAACACTGCTGCTGGACTAGCCGGCGGAAATGTTGATCTTATCTCAAACACAACCTCTTACGCAGATCTTCTTAAAGGCGACAGCCAATCCGATTTGCGCTCACGCCTCTGGTCCGAGCTTGTTTCTCGTGACGCCAGGGAAAAAAACGTGTTCGCAAAATTCATCGGAGGTGAAGGAAGCGGAAAACCTATTACTGAAAAACGCGACCTCTCCGCAGGTGGATCCGACAAGGTGACTTTCACCACTGTTGCTCCTATCCGTGGACAAGGTGTACGCGGTGAAGAAATCCTCAAGAACTCAACCGAGACTCTTGACTTCGGAACCTTCTCCGTTGAAATCGACCTCGTTCGTCACGCAGTTTCCTGGACTCAGGTTCTCAAGCTTATGAGATTCACCGGCAAAACCATCGACCAGCTTTCAGCTGAGGTTATGTCCGAGTGGATGTCCCGCACTGAGCAAGACCAGATCCAATACGCATTGCGTCAAATCTGTTCCGCAAAGCCTAACTCCAATGTTCTTTCGGCATATGGTTCCGGCGCAAGCGGAGCTCTTAAATATGTTGACGGTCTTAGTACCGACATCATCCAAGAAGCTAAGCAAGCATTGATCGCTAATGGCGCTGAGCCTATGAACACTGGTGGAGACGAAAACCAAGAAATTCCTGGTTACTTGTTCTTCGCACCAGACGCATGCTTACGCCCTCTGCGTTCTGACCCTGACTACCTTGAGGCAATTACTCAAGCCGACAGCCGTGGGCCTGAAAACAAATTGTTCTCCGGAAGCTATGCTAAATGGGACAACAACATCATCGCTAACCACAATGTTCTGATCGACACCGCTCGTGGACGCCAAGGTTCGCCATTACTTCCTACCTTCTACAACTTCGCGGCTATCGCTGACGCAACTGATGGAATTGGTGGAACCGACGGAGATTACATGGCTAACTTCCGTGGTGTATCCGTTCGTATCCCTGGTGGTGGAGGAGAAACCTTCGCAGCAGACAGCGGAACCTACCATATCCTTGGTATCGACGCAGCTACTGGCGAGTACAAGTTGTACAGCTACGAAGCATCCGCAGCTACTGTTAACAGCATCGTCTTGACCGAAGCTGATAACGGCTTCGGAACCAAAACTGACAATGCTTTCGCGGCAGGATCCTTGTTCGTACAAGCTAATGAAATCGGTACTCCTATCGGTTACGCATTGGCTATGGGTAAAGACGCTATGTACTTTGCTAAAGGTAAGATCTACGGTGAGCAAATCTTCCACTACGA